GTTGTCGCTCTTGATAACTTCGATCCAGTTGTTCAGATACTTGGCATGATCTGCTCTTGGTTCTGAATCAATGCCTAGTGAGCAAGTGACAAAGACGGCTGTCAGTTCTGCGATCAGTTCTTCAAATGCGTATGCATTAGATCCGAACCGTCCGATCATTTTTCTGTCTAGCCGTGTTTTATGGCCCGTCCAGTGCCCTAGTTCATGGAAATATGTGCTATAGTAAGCTTGCCTATCCGTGCTTGTCTTAGTGCCCGTAAAATCTTCTAGCACTGGCATCTGAATAAAATCCTCAGACGGTACATAAAAAGCTTTGTCGCCACCATGCTTCACAGTTGCACCAGTTGCCGCGATCAATGCGTCTGCTTGTGCGTCCCTTTCTTTTGGCGTGATCTCTTTAACAGGCTTGGCATCGTATCCATCGACCTGATCAGCGTTAAAAATCGTGAAGCTTTTCAGCAATGGGATCATTTTTTCTTCTTGAGTTTCTTTATCTGTGATTTTGAAACGATCAAAGAAGATGATCTGAGTTCCTTTCTGGCCTTTACGCACATTCGCGTTTTTGCTGGACCATTGCTTATATGTCGCCCATTCATTGGAGCTAAATTCATTACGCATGGCTGAAATGGCAGTCAGAAAGATGTTTGTTCCCTGATAGGCTTTCCCTGTTGTTGCGTTCATGTGGCCCATGCCTGCGCTTGCTTTCCATGGTTTTTGCCAGTTGGTGCCATGCTCTTGCATAAGGGTTAGAACTTGGTCGGTGATGATTTGATTAAAATCTTGTTTCATTGTGTTGATTCCTTTTGTTGTTGCTGATTAGTCTTCTAGTGAAATAATGATGACAGGGAGCCAGAAAGTAACTAAGCCAACGGCTGAGACTAGAATGACTAGCCATGGCTGAGTAAACTCAGTCGGCATGATAATGCCAAGTAAACCGCTAAGCATTAGGCCCATTCCGATAAGCATGAAAAGAATTGTGTCGAATGTGTCCATTGTTTTGATCCTTGTGTTGTTGATTAGTAAAGTTCGCAGAATACAGTCTTGTCGTGTCGCAAGAATGATTCTTTGTTCATGTCATCGTCTGGTGAAATTGAAGCTTCCCCAAAACCGTCACTGCGATAGCTTTCTTTTTTGCATTGCTTGGCAGTGTTGTGATGATTGATGACAAAAGGCTTTGATGACATGCCCGGCTTTTTGTAAAATATGTCACCAGCATTTAATTCAGAGACAGGCACCAGTAAGTAAAGGATACCGTCTTTTTCTATTGTATTAGCCATGTGATTAGTTCCTTATTCATGTTGTTGATAAGCTATCAATACTGCACGTTGTGCATACTGTCAATAGACTAAATGAACAATGTGCAATTTATCTTTGGCGTCAAATGTGATAGTTAAGAACTGCATTTACACACACTATATAGTGTAGCTTGTATGCTTTTCTCTGCATGAGCTAGCAATGACAGCAAATACAAGGCTTTGTTTTGTTTATGTTTTGATTGTTTGTTTCACACAACATAGGCACGCAGAGCAGACAGCTTTCACGCGGCAATGTGCTGGTCTGCTAGCAAAATGTTCTGCCTAGTGGGGGGATGCAAAAGACTGCGGCACCCCGACACGCGCCGCCACTCTCTATATGTGTTAAATACTCCATTGCAACACACACACTAAGCTATTATGTTTACAGCATGGCAAAGCTAACACAGACCCGCATTGAAGAATTGAGTGCTATGATTATGGATGGTCATAGTTTGGCGAGTGCTTGTACTGCATTGAGTATAAGTAGGGCTAATGTTTACAGCCGTATGAGCAAAGATCAGGACATAGAGCGAAAGATTAGAACGGCGCAACAGCAGAGTGCTGAGAAGGCTGTAGAGGATCTTGAGCAGATATACGATGATGCTTTGCATAGGCGTAAGGATTACGACCCTGCTGTATTAAGAGATTATGCTACTCATGTTAGATGGAAGGTTGGCAAGTTAATGCCTGACCTTTATGGCGAACAGAAGAACAAAGCTGGTGTAGAGATTGGCGATGGCACTGTTCGGATAGTCTGGGAAACATGATTATACAATTATACATTCCCTTAGTGTAGGTATATCCGTATATGCAAGTTAAGATACCTTACAAGCCTAGAGACATACAGGCTGACATGCACGGGAAGCTGAAGCGTTGGAACGTGCTTGTGATGCACAGACGCTTTGGCAAGACTGTTTGGGCTGTTAATGAGTTAATTAAGACTGCACTTACTTGTGAGTTACCTAGACCAAGGGTTGCGTTTATAGCTCCTACCTTTACACAAGCCAAGCGTATCGCATGGGATTATGTGAAATACTACGCTGGTGTTATTCCTAATGTTACTTTTAATGAGACAGAGCTACGGGTGGATTTTCCGAATGGGGGGCGGCTGATGCTTTTGTCTGCTGAGAACCCTGATAGCCTTCGTGGTATTTATCTGGATAAGTGCATCTTCGATGAATTTGGTATGCAGAACCCTAGAGTTTGGAATGAGGTTGTTAGACCAGCTTTATCAGACAGACAGGGTGGGGCGGTGTTCTTGGGTACGCCAGCCGGACATAACCATTTCTTTGACCTACTGGAACAAGCTAAGTCTGAAGTTAAGGAAGGTTCGCAAGATTGGTACTATCAGGTTGTTAAGGCTTCTGAGTCACAGATTGTTAAGCAAGAGGAACTTGATGCCGCTAAGTCTATGATGACACCAGAGCAGTATGAGCAGGAGTTTGAATGTTCCTTTACAGCTTCCATCATAGGGGCGTACTACGGCAAGTTGCTTGAGAAGGCCGAAGCAGAAGATAGAATAACACGGGTGCCGTATGACCCTGCGTTTCCTGTGCATACTGCTTGGGATCTGGGGATAAATGATTCCACAGCTATTTGGTTTGCACAAATATACCGAAGCGGAACTATTCATATTATAGATTATTATGAGAACAGCGGTGTGGGGCTGGATCACTACGCCGAAGTATTACGGAGCAAAGAATACCATTGGGGAGATCACTTAGCCCCACACGATATTGAGGTTAGAGAACTAGGTAGCGGTAAGTCAAGAATAGAAACTGCGCTTAACCTTGGTATTAGGTTTAGGGTTGTTCCTAAGATGAAAGTTATAGATGGTATTAACGCCGCAAGACTTGCTATACCTAAGACATACTTTGACAGAGATAAATGTCAGATGGGGCTAGAGATGTTGCGGCAGTATAGGCAGGAGTGGGATGACAAAAGAAAAGTTTTTAGAGATCACCCGAAACATGATTTTACGAGCCACAGCGCAGATGCGTTTAGGTATCTGGCTATTGGGTTGGAGAATAGACAAACTATGGTCAAAGCTCCGCAACAAATGGCGGTAAATGAGTACAATCCGTTTTCGATATGACAGAAGAAACCTATGACAAGATAATGAGTATGGTTGCTAGTAGCCCGTACCATTGTGTCTGGGATGAAGAAAGTGTTGATAATCATATACATACGCCGATGGTCTTAGGTCAGTTCGTAACTGGCGCAGATGATGATGAAGGTTTATTCTTTTTTGCTACCTTTGCTTTCCCAGAAGAAAGCCATGTGCAGGAGTATTTTAGAACCAACACATTCCCTGTTGAGGGGTACTATGCTAATGGCAAAGATATATGGATTATAGACTTTATATGTCTGGGGGGTGTGCGTGATATTGCTACATCTTTCCGTTGTTTGAAAAATCTGATATGTTCTATGGGGTACGAACAATGTTTTTGGTTGCGTACTGAAAAGAATAAAATCGGGTTTCATGCTTTAAAGGAGTAGATCATGGGCGGTGGCGGTGGCGGCGATAGCGGCGGTGGTAGAAGTGACGGGCCTTATCAAAGCCGTCCTTCAACAATACAAGCTAAAAAAGACAAGGCTAGGCAAGAGCAAGCTAGGATAGAAGATAGCCTAGCTACTGCTGATGCTTACAGGCAAATTAGCGAAAGACGGGATTCTGCTACTGGCGGTGGCATTAAGGTTGGCAACGTAACTATACCAACTACTGCTGGCATAGTCGGTGGCATGGTAAGTAAGTTTAATCTTAGCAACATCGAAAGTGTTTTGAAGGGTGGCGGTAAGGCTGTCTTTAGTAAGGGCGGCACTTTAGTTGGCGCAACGGACAAATCAGGTAGGTACACTGGAAGGCCAGAAGGCGACCCAAGGGCCTACGGAACTTTAGTTTACGGTCAGAAAGACCCTAGAACCAGAGATGATAGCCGTGGCGAAAACCCACCAAGCACCCCGCAGACACCAGAAGTAACCCCCGAAGTTACGCCAGAAGTTGTGCCAGACGAACCCGTGCTAAGTGCTAAACGCAGAACACGCGGTAAAAGGTTTGGCGGTGCTGGTGACTTTGGCGAAGGCATCCTTGTAAGAAACACACAGAAGTAGGATTTGATATGTCTTTTATGAAACCATCTATTCCAACTCCACCCCCACCACCCCCGCCCCCACCAGAGCCAGATATGGCACAAGCGGCGGCTTTGTCTGAAGAGGCAACAATGGAAGAGCGTAAGCGGCGCAAAGGTGCTGGTGCTACAGTTGTGGCTGGGCTAACTGGTAGCTCAAAGACAGCTACAACACAAAAGTCAACATTGTTAGGATAAAGAAATGGATGACATCAAAGGCATCATAGCAAGGTTTAGTGCCTTGGAAGGCCAGCGCGAAAACTGGCAAAACCATTTCCAAGAGCTTGCTGATTACATGCTACCACGCAAAGCTGACATTGTGCGTAAGCGCAGTAAAGGCGAGAAGCGTATGGAACAAATCTTTGATGGCACAGCACTACAGGCTGTAGACCTATTATCTGCTTCTTTACATGGGATGCTGACCAGTGGTGCAACGCCTTGGTTCCACCTTGCGATGAAAGACCAAGATGTTGGCAGGACAGATGAAGTTCAAGCT